GTATGCCATTATCTAATCCAGCATTTATAATGAATATTTCTATCTGTTTCTGGGTCTTGTTCTTGACACCATTTACATTCATCTATATTTCCCTGCTCTTTATCTTTTTTGAGCTCATTAAATTTCATTTGTTACTATACTCCATGTTTACTTCAGAGTGATGTTGTTCATCAGCTCTGACTTTTTTAATTAAATCTGATAGTTTTGCGTCAGCTTTCATACTATAATAGTCTATTGCTAATTTAGGTGCTGAAACATTTTCTATACTCCCATTTTCTACAAGTCTTAAATATTCTGTATATGATTTAACTGCTTCTTGTTCAAAATATGCTATCATTCTATGAGCAGTTCTAAAGTCTATAATATAAACAAAAAAATAAAATATCATAAAAACTAATTGTGCAAGTAAAACTAAATATCTTTCAAACCAATTAGGTTGTGCTATTTCTATGAAAAACATTAAATGCATTCTTTCATTCTCTGCTTCTTCTAACATTTCACGAATCTGCGGACCCCAACCTGTTTTCATTTTTCTTAAACTTTTCATGTGTAGCCACATACCTGCAACCATGCCAGGTACTCCAGCTACAGTTTCTAGTACAACGGCTCTATGCCCATATCTTTTTGCAAAGAAAGTATCTGCTGTAAATCTAAAAAACTGAGTCATAGATTTTGCAAAAACATCTCTCATTCTACTTCTCCTAATGCTTGGCTACATATATGTTCATAAATAGGTCTAAAATCATCTATTGTTAAAGGTGTAATCATATTTTCATTACATACTTTAAAATATGTTTTCCATGCTGTTTCTAGTTGTTTTTCTGTGTACCATATCATAGGTCGTCTACTGCCTCTCCAGTTTTCATTGATTTTTCTACTGCGTCTCTTTCTTTTGGACTTAATTGCGATTGCGGACCAATCTTCAAACTTTCCCAATCAACTTCTGATGAAAAGCTTGACATTACATTACTTCTCATTTTAACACAGTTAAATGTCATACATCTATCTTCTTGTTCCCATGTTTCTAATGAGTAAGCTGCATCGGCTGCATCTAATATTCCTTTTGCAAATCTTGCTTCTCCACTCGCATCAGTTTGGTATGGGGCAAAGACTAATGTTTCATAGTCTTGAGCAAATATTTTCAGTCGTTTACTAACTTCTATTTGCTCTGTCCAATCATACTGCCCTGAGCGACTTGGCACATTGTGGCGGCGAACTTGGTTGAGATAATCAACTATGATTATTCCAACATCGAGAGTCTTTACTTTTTTATCAAGTTCAGACTGCATTCTCGATAAACTAAGTGCTGGGTCATAAACTACATCTATCTGCCTTTCTTCATCTAGTTTGAGTTTTGACAGAGAAGTATGAAATTTTTCAAAATCTCTATCTCGTTCAAAGTCGTGGAGAGCTTCGTCACTTTCTTGAAAACGACCTGCCCACCAACCTCCGACTAGATTCCATTCTTCACTAGAAAGATTCTTACTGCGTAATCTCTTGAGAGGTACACCAGTTGAGATAGAACAAACTCTTTGAAGAATTTGTCTACTATCCATCTCTATAGTAAAATAAATGGCAGAGCGACCTGAGTCATAAACTGTACTTGCTAAATTACAACAAGTTACAGACTTACCAGCACCCCGTCTGCCTCCCACAAGCACCAAGTCTTTGGGAGAGAATTGTATTTGTGAATCATATTCACTATTTAATCCTAAAGGTAAATACCTAGAGAGTTCAACATCATCTTCAAAAAGATTGATAGCCTGCATACTTTCTTCTGGCGGCTTGACATCTACTTTATCACTTACCTTTAGAACTATCTCTTGTAGTCCTTCTATATTTTCTTCTGCTGTTGCAATAGCTACTGTACTATCAACAAATTCATCTAATTCATTTAGTATTTCACTTTGGGTAAATTCATTCTTGAGATAATCTAATAACAGGTCAGCAGAAACATCTACTTCAACAGTTTCCATTGCGACTACTTTTTCTTGTAGACTTCTATCTCTTAATCCTGCTTTAAATTCTTCCAGACTAGGAAGTTCTTGATATGTGTCAATATGTTTGCTTAGTGCACGATAAATCCCTTGGTACTCGCTGGGAAGATAAATATCTTTCAGCCCTGACCAAGTGTCAAAGTCATTTTCAACAATGATTTGTTTAATTAAAGCACTAGCAATATTCACTTATCTCTCCCAAGAATAAGTAAGGGAGCGAACTCCCTTACTTAAACATTGCTAATTAACCGATTTCTTTTTTGGCAGCTCCATTGTAATTAGCACATTGTAGACCTCTTCTGGTCAACATTGTTTTTACGCCTCTTACAGTCTTGCCAATTTCGTCAGCTATTTCCTCAACAGTCATACCTGCAATATCAAGGTCAGCTAAGACATCAGCCTTGCTAGAACCTTTAGTTTCTTTTTGCTTTGGTATTCCGTCAATGTCTCCACTTCTAAGTAAAGATAAAGCTTTTCCTCTGATAGAGTTTACAGATTTGCCTAGGGCGTCTGCAATTTCTTCAACAAAGGAACCATCTTTAACCATAGAAACAAAAGTACCTTCTTCTTCAGGAGTGTACGTTCTTACTGTTTCTTGCTTAGGAGCAGGTTTTACATGACCAGTAAGTTCCATTGATAGAATCTTACCTTGAATTGATTTTGCTGAAAATGCTCCGCTTTCAAAGTTAGAAGCAATTTCTGCATAAGTGTAACTTCCAGAATTGTCAGTTACAAAGTTTCTTAGAGTATCTTCTTGCTCTTGGCTAAAAGATTTACTCGCAGATGCTGAAGCTAATTCAACATCATATCCCATTTTTCTCAATTTAGAAGAAACACTTCTTGTAGAAGTTTCTAATTGCTCAGCTGCTTCAGCAACTGTAGCTTGAGTAACGGGGCTTTCAGAACCTACAAAGTTTTCTAACTCAGCAGTTCTTTCATCTGTCCACTTAGGTAGTGCCATGATTATTCTCCGTGTTTAATAATTGTTTTATATTGTTATATACTGTTATGCCCATTGAATGAGCCTTCTGTGTTTTTGCACTTTCGATTCCACTTTCGTTTAGCAAGTAATTAACATCTTTTGTGAGATTGTCCTTTACATCAAATCCGTTCTGCATTAAAATTTGCTGTGCAATAGCTTTAGTCTTATATGACTTCAGTTTCCCTGTGATACAAACTGTTCCTTTACTCCTTTCTTCAGTAAAGGTTATCTCACAAGTAAATGAAAACGGCAACTCGTAAAACTTTTCGGAATGAAAAGTGTTTTCTAACCAACTAACAAGGTTCGATGCCGCTTTAGGCCCCAGACCGACTTCGTTACATTTTTCTAGGGTTATCTCGCTAATAGTCGAAATTTTATTTCTAAGCTTGTTTGAAGCGCTTTGACCTATCAGCGGTATCGAAAAAGCTGGTAAGAGAGTTATTAGGTCGGCAGTCTTACTTTTATTAATTTCTGCGTGTAACTTTGTACCTAGTTTCTCTGAACCCAACCCTTCTATTAAATCTTGTTCGGTTAGATTATAAATATCAGAGATTGAGAATAGGTCGAGTCTTTCTATAGCTGCTGGTCCAAGTCCTTTAATCTTTAAAGTTTTTGCAAAATGCTCAACTTTTTTGGTAGATTGAGCAGGACATTCGTTTTTATTCATGCAGTATAGTATATCCTTTTGCCATACAAGTTCTGCGCTACAGGCAGGACAATGTGTGGGTGGAACTATTTCTCTCAATTCTTTCTTCTCCAATTTTTATATTAATATATTATAACAAATCGGACATGATTTGTCAAGAACTATTTTTCGGGAAGTCCCGAAGAATGAGCGAAGAAATTTTAAAACACTCTGTATGTCCACCAAATTTGACTTTGGGCTGATAACTGTCGTCTTTAAATTTTTCATGTAGCAATTGCTCAACTTGCCACACATTGAATAGGGTAGAGTGGTAGGTTCTTTGTATTCTTAAATCATATCCTCTAAAGCCTCTACTTCTTTTTATGACATGACGCCAGTCTTTTCCACTAGCAATACCAACTTTAATACATTCTCTTTCAAATGTTTCTTTATTTACTAAAATAACTCCATATAATACTCCTTCTCTATCACATTCTTCGGGATAGTTTTTAAAGTATGTAGCGTTATATATTCCTCCAGCCATTAGTAAGTTGAAGCAGGTTTCATATCAACACAAACTTTCTGCCCAGCTTCTGTAGTACCACAAAGCATAGTGCCTTTAATTGGTTCTTGACAAATAGGGTTTCCTTTTACATTGAAAAAACAAAGATTTGTACTTTGTTTTGCTCCCCAACTTCCTTGTATTGATGAACACGCAACTATGGCGAATCCAAATAAATAAATAAACATACAAACGTAAATAAATTTTAATTTTCTCATTTAATATCCTGTATAATAAACTGTTAATTCTTCTCCTTGCATTATAGGTCGTACTGTGTACATTCTTGAAAATTCGGTTTCTACTACTATAAAACAGTTAGGATTCTCACTATGATTAATGAAGCCTCCGAGTGGAGTTCTTTGTCTACCTAAATCTTTTTTAATAGGTGCTATATGTGTTATACCTATACATATCTTTCCATCTAAATCAAACTTAGCAAATACTCCCATGCCCTCAATGGGCGAGTAGTCTAAGTGTACGATGTCTGGCAGAGGACGATAGCTATCTTCAAATCTCTCTTTGCTCACTTTCTTCTTCTGCTATTAAGCTGAATTTACATTCATTCATGTTTGACACTCTATACTGAAAGTCTATAGCATCGCTTAGTCTTTCAAATGTATATTCTGCTGCTACAGGTTTGTCTTTAAACTCAACTTTTATTTTATAATTAAACTTCATAATTAGTTCACTCTTGATATTACTTGGGGGATAATTCCTCCTGCCCTTATAACCTCTACCATGCAGCCTATTTCTAGTCCAAGACCTTCAATTACTGCACTATTATGTAAAGTTGCTCTAGATACTATAGCGCCATCAATATTTATTGGCTCTAGTACAGCCACTGGCGATATTGCACCACTCTTTCCTACTTGCCATAGTACATCTAATAGTTTTGTTACTATGCCATCAGGCTTTTCTTTTAGAGCAAAAGCTCCTCTTGGGTGTTTTGATGTATAACCAAGCTCTTCAAAGTAATTATTACTATCTACTCTGAATACTTCGCCATCATGAGGGAACTCTAAATAAGGACTATCTATGCAGGTTTCAAATCCCCACTCATTAAGTTTTATTAAATTATCAGTATAAGACTCCTCTAAATAGGGGTGTATTCCATATGCTATAAAGAATACTTGTCTTTCTTTAAACTGAAATAAAGATTTTAAACTTAATGCTCCCGCTGCATAATTTCTTGCATTAGGAATTGTTTTAGGAGCCACTAACTCTCCTGTTATTTGAATAGGTATTGCTGTGGCTTCTTCGGGTAAATCGAATTGTAATAATTCTCTCATTTGTGGAGTACAATCTAGTCCTGCTTTACCGTCTCCTCTAGTTAATGCTTGATTTAGCTTTCCATTTAAGTATGTTAAAGCTACTGCAGCACCATCTAGTTTAGGAGAAACTACTACAGGGTTTCTTCCATAATTGGGAGGCTTATCTCCTTCATAGACTTTTTGTAAAGAATACATGGGATATAAATGTTTAAACCTAGAATCTCTAGGCTCAAGTTCATGTCCAATATCATCTATTAAACCTGAACGCTTTTCTAATGTGTCGTATAATTCATCAGGTATTAGAGGCATCCCATTATAATATGCTATTCTAGCTCTATTTATAAACGCTTCTAGTTCTGTTGTTGGATTATAACTCATCTTCCTATATCCTTTACTTCATTTTTAGGTATAACTTGATAGGCTCCTTTGTTATATGCTGGAGCC